TGCCTGCGCAGACCGGTAAAGAAGGGCTATTCCGGTTGGTCAAACAAGCCCGCGAGTCGTACACTGCCGAAGTCGCAACTCGTCAAAAGAGTTACAGGCGTTATGTACTCGATTTCATACATTCCAAACGGTATCATGACGAGACCGATGCGTGGAGCAAGAACGAACACCTGAAAAATTACCACACCATCGTGGATTTGTTGAGCGACCACGAAATGTTGGTGCGTAAGTATTTCGAACTGGACGTGTTCGATGATACTTCGATTGCGGATTTGCTCAACGAGTTCTATACCATCGACCTGCCGCAGACGGACGCGCAGGGAATCACCGGAGGGAGTGACATCACTCCACATACAGCCGCACCGGGCATAGGTTTCACTCCTACGCTTGGTAGGAATACGATTGACCTCATTGTGCAACTTGCCAATGAGGTCAATTTGTTTAGGGAGAGGCTGGACGCGAACGATGTGGTAGCCCGTTATGAAACGGACACGCTGCAACCGGTCACATCGAGAAACAATACCCGGCTGGTGCTGGCACTCGACAAACTGGCCTCACACGGCATCATCCCCTACAACTGGCAGGTCTTCATCGCCAGAAGAAAACTCGTCATAAGTTCTTCGGGCAGGAAACACCTCGCCCAGCACGATTTGTCCTCGACCCTGAATCGGATCAAAGATACGCCGCCGGGCGTTTCCGAAAAGCGGTTTCTAAGTGTCATCGACGGATACATAAAACGAATCAAAGACAAAGAAATTCAATAAAGGAAGCCCGATTTGTTGAGAATCGTATCGAGAGATGCGTTGAGACTCAATACTATCAACACTGACGGCTTATGATATGCCTATACCTTTGCCCTCCGTAACCGGTTACTGCGGAGGGTAAACCTCTTATTGTCGAATTAAATCAAATGAAACAATGGGACATAAAAGAATGACGACGGAGAACCGCACGTTTTCCGACTACATGGCCCAGATGGAAAAGATCATCTCCATGATAACGACGGAGAAGCCTATAGAACGTATCCGGACGTTGGAACGGAAAATAGACGAAGTGGAGAAGATACAGGCCATCGAGGGCAGCATAGAACAACTCAAAGAACAGATGTGGACGGTCAAGGAGGTGCTTACGACTACCGAAGCCTCGGTTTATCTGGGCGTTTCGGAGAGCTATATCTACAAGCTCACTTCCTCGAAACTGATCCCCCACTACAAGCCTAACGGCAAGCTGGTCTATTTCAACCGTAAGGAGCTGTGCGAATGGGCCTTGAGAAACCGAGTACAAATGACCAGGCAGAGTGCCTGCGCGGAAAACGAGACGCTATGAACAGAAAAGAGACAGACCTGTTGCTTGCACGCATCGAGGGGCTTAAAGCCTTTCTCGAAAACAACTCTTTAGAGAGTTTCCAACAGGAGATATTGAGGGTGGAGAAATTCCTGAAACGGTTCGGCTCGCTGGACGAACTGCTGTCCCATCTCGAAAAGTTAGAGAAGATGGCATACGCGGCGAAAGATTTTCTAAGCATAGATGAAGTGGCGGCCTATCTGCAAGTATCCAAAAGCTATGTTTACAAACTGACTTCCGCCCATGAACTGACGGTGTACAAGCCCAACGGAAAGAATATCTTCATTCTCCGAGACGACCTGAACGAGTGGATAAAGCGCAACCCTTGCCTGTCCAACGGGGAAATCGAGAAGCAGGCGAACATCATGTCTTACCTGCTGGAGAAGGATAACAAGCAGAAACAAATCAAGAAAGGAGGGAAACTATGAAAACGGATATGGCTCTGCCCGACAACCACCGGATAGACGAGGAGAAATACCGGTCGCTGCTGAAATATATCCGGCTGAATGTGACGGAGAAATACGACTTTCCGCAGGAGATCGTGCAGATAGACGGCGTGACCATCGCGACGTTGGGTAATTTCAGCGCGTCCACCGGAAAGCCCAAGAGCAAGAAGACATTCAATGTCAGTGCCATCGTGGCGTCCGCCTTGTCGGGGAAAGAGGTGCTGAAATACAAGGCCGACCTGCCTCCTTGCAAGAACCGGGTCCTGTACATCGACACGGAGCAGAGCAAGTGCCATTGCCATAAGGTCCTTCACCGGATACTGACCTTGGCCGGGCTGCCGACAGATCAGGAGAACGACCGGATCGAGTTTTTCGTCCTGCGCGAATATACACCCGACCAACGGCGGGACATTATACACTGGGCACTCCATGAAGAGAAGGACATCGGGCTGGTCATCATCGACGGTATCCGAGACCTGATTCACGACATAAACAGTCCGAGCGAATCGCTCGACATCATCAACGAACTCATGAGGTGGTCGAGCTACTACGAGCTGCATATCCATACGGTGCTGCACCTGAACAAGGGCGACGACAACACGAGGGGGCATATCGGTACGGAACTGAACAACAAGGCCGAGACGATCCTGCAAATATCGAAGAACGTGGAGAACGGCAAGATCAGTGAAGTGAGGGCCATGCACATAAGAGACCGGGAGTTTACTCCTTTCGCTTTTGAAATCGGGGACGATTCGCTCCCGCATCTGGTAGAGGACTACCAGTTCAAGATGAGCAAAAAGGAACGGTTGTCGTCATACGCGGACATGACGGAACAGCAGCACCGTTCCGCTCTGGAGACTGCCTTTGCAGACAACGATATTGCAGGCTACCAAGCCTTGCTCGAAGCTCTGAAACGGGGGTATGACAGCATCGGCTATTGCAGGGGACGGAACACGCTGGTCAATCTGTGCAAGTTTCTTATCCAGCACAATGCCATACAGAAAAGCGGGCGCGGGTACATATATAATGAGAATTTCCATCTCTGAACCGTGTCGGTTTAGTTTGTGGGTATATATAGTAGAACTACACTAAACACTCCTTACACATGAATATATCAGAAGCAAAGCGAATCCGTATCGTCGATTTTCTGCAATCGCTCGGCCATGTGCCGGTCCGGATTCGCCATAACCAGTATTGGTATCTGTCCCCTTTCCGGGAAGAGCAAATGCCCTCGTTCAAGGTGAATGACAAGCTGAACGAATGGTACGACTTCGCCCTGTCGGAGGGCGGCGGCATCATCGAGCTGGTCTTGCGGCTCTACCGGCTCTGCAGCGTGAGTGAAGCCCTCCGTGTGATAGAGAGCCGGACGAACGCCTTGCCGTCGGCCCGTCTCCCTCTGGCCTGTGCCGAGCCGGACATCGGGGAGGCGATGACGAATATGGTCGTGCTGCCGCTGAGCCACCATGCGCTGCTGTCGTACTTGCGCTCCCGGTATGTGGACATGGGTATCGCCCGGCAGTTCTGCAAGGAGATTCATTACGAGCTGCGCAAGCGGCATTATTTTTCCATCGCCTTTGAAAATGTGTCCGGCGGTTACGAGATGCGTAATCCTTATTATAAAGGTTGTATCCGGAAGAAAGACATCTCCGTCATCGAACATACGGCGGGGGAAAGACAGAAGCATGTCTGCGTGTACGAAGGCTTTATGGATTTCCTCTCTTACCTGACGCTGTGCCGAAGGGGCGACACCGTTGTCTGCCTCCAAGTACCGTGCGACCATATCGTGATGAACTCGGTCAGCAATCTGAAGAAGACTTTACAGGCATTGGGCGGCTACAAATACATCCACTGCTACCTTGACAACGACCTGGCGGGACAGAAGAGCGTGGAAACCATCGCCGGGCTGTACGGGATCAAGGCGGTCAACGAAGCCGTCCGCTATGCCGAATACAAAGACCTGAACGACTATCTACGCGGAAAAAGACAGTAAAACCCGTCCGCCTTCCACTTTCGGAACGTACTAAGGCCCTCCACAATCGGAGGGCTTTTTTGGGTCCTATCCGACCTCCAAAATCGTGTTTAAGTATGAAATTAAAGTATGATTTTTAGATTTTCGACAAATATTCTCCGATAAATCACGATTTAAGGAAGGGAATCTTTTGCATTTCAGATATAATATCTTCCTTTGCAATCATATTTTAATAAAAGTCTAATTTCATACTTAAAAAATGGATTCATACTTTATATTCGCTATCGTCCTGACGCTGCTGTACATTCTTTATTATGCGGTTGTCATCGTCCATGACCTTTACGGAAAGAAGGGAACGGAGAAACCGGGCGAAGAGGTCTTCGAACTCGACCCGGAGGACATTACGGAAGAGAGCATAGACGTATCGGAGAACGAGACCGGATTCAGTGTCGGGAACGAGAAATACGATACGGAAGCCCAACCTGCTGCCGGTACGTCGCAGGAAACCGATGCTGACCAAGACGAAGAGATCGCCCGAAAGCGGTTCGAGCGGCTGAAAGCCAAGGCAGAAGCGCAACTGGAAGATACCGAACGCTTCCTGTCCGACCCCCTGACGGCGGAAGAGATGTATAAAGCGATGGTTTCCGGCGGGCGGTTGGACAATCGTCCCGAAATGGCATGGAAACCTGTCAAAGACAGACTGTAAGATGTGGAAAACAAAAAAGATACTGTTTACGCTATGCTCTATCGTCCCCTGCTCGGCAATGGCCAAAAGCGGCAGCGTGGATTACAGTTGGGGTGCGGACGCACTGGCCACGATGCACGATTTCGTAGTGACCAACATGTTGTATGTCCTATATATCTGTTACGCCATCGCCTCGCTGTGTGTCGTCGTGTCCGCGCTCCAGATTTACATCAAATGGAATACCGGCGATCAGGATATTGTCAAGTCCATCATCACGCTGGTCGGGGCGTGCCTGTTCATCATCGGTGCCTCCATCGTATTCCCGGCCTTTTTCGGCTATCGCATATAGGTATCGGAACGATTCCCTACCGCCGATAAGCCAATTCGGAACAACCATAATATTCACTTAAAATACAATCAAGCATGTTTCAAAAGACAAAAAAACTGATTAGAAAGACGCTTTCTGCGAAAAAGATGCAGATGCTCATGTTGATGTTGCTGTGTGGCGTGACCAGCGTCATGGCGCAGAACTCCGCAGGCGATTACTCGGCCGGAACGACCGCACTGGCGACCGTGACCGAGGAAATCGCCAAGTATGTTCCTATCATGGTGAAATTGTGCTATGCAATCGCCGGAGTCGTTGCGATTGTCGGCGCAATCAGCGTGTACATCGCCATGAACAACGAGGAGCAAGATGTCAAGAATATCTTAGTCCTACAAAATGCGTTTGAAAAGACAAGAAAGCAAATAAAAGTAAATGCGCTAAGTATCAATGCTTTAAGCGATAATTTGAATTTTCCGATGTTTGCCAAACTCACTCTTAAAAAGACATAAAAGACTGTTTCTTGTTTCCGTTTTGTTTCTCGTTTCTCGGTTTGTTTTCTTATCTTTACATCAGTTTTCCGAAGTAAGGGAAGAAAAAGAAAAGCAAATGTCAGCATAGGAAACCATATCTAACATGAACTTTCAACAAGAGGGAGAAAGACTCTCCAATGTAGCAGAATACAAAAACAAAATAACACTTCATACATCATGGCAAGACCAAAGAAACAAGTAAAGCTGAAAGAGCCGATTAAAATTCGGTTGAAGTCGCTCGCAGATGGCAACAAGAGTATCTATCTTGACATCTACTATAAGGGAGTGAGAAAGTATGAATACCTCAAACTCTATCTCGTTCCCGAAATCAACCCTGTCTGCAAGGAACAGAACAAGCAGACTATGGCGGTTGCAGAACGCATCAAGGCAGAGCGCATCAAAGCCCTTCATGGTCATGGCATACAGGACTGGGAGACAGTAAAACAAGGCTCGATGCTTCTTACAACATGGATAAAGAAGTATTGTGAAGGTGGTGTCGGCATCAAGAAGTCAACGCTCCATTGCCGTGTGGAAATGCTGCACACCGTGGAGAAGTATCTTGACGAGACAAACAAAGGCTTCATTTCTCTTGAAGAGGTCAATGCGGAGTTCTGCCGTGGATATGTAAAATTCTTGCGTAACTTCCCGAATTCCCATATCAAGTATGGCGAGCCAAGACCTATCAGTGAGAATACGGCAAGCCGATACCTCGGAATGTTCTCCACTGCTCTCAACAACGCTGTGCGCCAAGGCATTATCCGAAACAATCCGATGAAGGAACTTGATGCACGTGAGCGCATCCAACCCAAGGAAGGCAAGAAAGAATACCTTACTATAGAGGAACTTCGCACCCTCATAGCTACGGATAGTTACCGCCCAGAGGTCAAGGAGGCTTTCATCTTCGCTTGTTTTACAGGATTGCGATTAAGCGACATGTACCGTCTTGCGCCGATGCACATCTTCAAGACCGCTGACGGAAAGGGCGAATACATAGACATGGAAATGCAAAAGACGGAGAAGCCTGTTATAATACCTCTCTCGGAAGAGGCTAAGCGTTGGTTGCCGAAACCAAGAGGAAATGATATTCCTTTCTTTGACCTTCCGACCACACAGACCGTTATAGGCAGGGCTCTCCACAAATGGGCGGAAGCGGCAGGGATTGAGAAGCATATCTCATTCCAAAGTAGCCGGCACACTTTTGCAACCCTACAACTGGCAAGCGGAACACAAATAACTACCATACAGAAAATGTTAGGACACAAAAATATCGGTACTACGCTGGTGTATGCCAAGACATTGGAGGAAGCAAAGAGGGAAGCGGCAGAGAAAATAAAAATCCTATAAACGACAATAAAATGAAAAAGCAACTATTTGATTTGACAATAGAAGAATTTACGAGTGTACTGCTTG